GAGTTGCCCCAGAGAGCAGCACGAGAACCGGAATTCGACGAGTTGTTCCAGGTGCCCCCGAGGACGACGGCGCGAGTTTGTGATCCGTAGACTTGTCCGCGGCCTTCAGTCTCTGAACCTGTTGTAAAAGCAGATGGTGGATCGGAAGTGCAAGTCTCTTGGGCCCAAACCCACAGCGTCCCTGTGGCCTGTGCCAGGCCGAACTTGCTAACTCGTTCCCATTGCACTGTTCCAGGATCACTTCCCCTACTGCCGGCTTCTGGTGCTCCAAATGCAGCAGCGCTGAACTCGTCATAGGTGGGTAACCGCTTGCCGAAGCTTCTGGCCATCTCGGTGAACACGTACCATTTCCCGTTGCCATATGCCGTGCTCCCATTGCCGCCGTACTGTGCAGGCACCAGCGGCGGGCTGCTGCCATCGGCAATCGTCAGGCCAATGCGGCTGCTCGGCACAGCAGAGAAGGTACTGCCTGCATAGCTGGTGGCACCGCAGAGATAAAGGTCAATCCAGAACCCACCCTCAATGCAAGCCATCCCGCGCGGATCCGGGCAGCTTGGCCGATAGGTCAGATCCCACAGGCTGTACTCCAGGATCTCTGCCGCAGCGGTTGGGCTGCCGTTGTTGAACGCCGTTGGCCGGCCGCTCGGGATGTAGTGGAAGCCACCGACAACCGAGCCGCCCGTGGCTCCGGCAGGTGCTGTGGTGAAGCTGGCATCAGCCACCAACGCGCCAGTGCTCGGGTGCTGCCAGATGGCGTAGTCGGTGTTGTTGGTGAAGCTGCCAGGCATAGTCACCGCAGCAGCAGCGGCATAGACCTGCCCGTTGAGCACCGAGCCAGCCACGATGCTGATCGTTGTTGCAGCTGTCTTGTAAAACAGCGAGCCACGATGCAATGCCGGGCGACGGTTGTAAAAGACAGAGCCGACAAGATCTGTTGAATCGTTGATCGTTTGATCCAGGCCAACGCCGATCAATGGATTGAACTTGTATCCCATCATCAGCTCCAGTAGATCGTGTCGATATTGGTCGTCGTGCTCACGTAGGTGATGTTGAGCGTGCCAACAACGCCACCACCTGAGCCGCCCTGCTTGTAGGTAATCGTGGTCAGCCGATCGCTGCCGTCGTAATCCAGATCAGCAAAATCAGCAGTGGCCGGGGCTGAGAAGCCACCGATGCGAGGCAGACTCATAGCACGCCGGGCTCTTTACAAGCACACTCTAACCATTCTCGTTGAACATGAAAAAGCCCCCACCTTGCGGCAGGGGCCCATCAACCGTCTGCAGATCAACCGTACTTCTTCAGGCCAAAGCCGAAGCAAGTCACAGCACTAGAAGCGGTGCCAGTCTCAGCAGTGCAGCTGAGGCGGATGTAGCGCTTCAGATCGTTGCTGTTGAGGGTGATCACCTCTTTGTAGGCAGCATTGCCAATGGCAGTGAAGGTGCCGCCAGTGGCTGCAGTGAAGGTGCTGTTGTCAGCAGACTCTTCAATGCGGAAGGTCAGATCAGCAGCAGCGCCGGCTGCAGTGCCGGACAGGATGATCTGAACATCGCCTTCATAGCCAGCCAGATCGACGCCAGTCTGGTTGCCAGTGGCGGTGATGGTGGTAGTAGCCAGAAGGGTGAAGTGCTGGAGCTTATCCAGCGTGAGCTCATGTAGGGCCATGGGTCTTGGTGCGACGTGTGCGAGGTTTGCGCTGGGTGGGCTCTGGATCCTGCGTCACAGCCGGTGCTGGGGCCTGCTTTGCTTTGCCGCTGCCAAGCAGCAACCAAGCATCACGCCCATCTACCTCCACCACATCGCCAACCCTTGCAGGCTGGCCAGCGATGGAGGTCTGACGCAGGATCTCAAGCCTCATGGTCACAGGGTGTTGTTGCCGCGGCAGAACGACTCAGGATGACGCACAGCCACGTCAACATCCTGCAGAGCGGTGACGCGCACGCTGCCGCTCTTATCAAGGGCGTAAGGGTTCACCTGGATATCCAGGGCGCCCCACATGCCCATGATCATCTGATTCCAGACGCCGAAGAACACATCGCCGCTGGCCACCTGATTGGACCGCACAGCGGTGTAACCGTTGACGGTGCCACCTGGCTCAAGCACGAACTGAGCAGTGCCAGTGGCCTTCTCAGTGGTCTTGAAGCCGCCGTAGATGGTGCTGTTGGTGACATAGGCCATGGCGCCGATGTCAGCGTTATCAGCCGACACCTTGGACTCCATGCTCACCAGTTCCGCATAGGTCGGAGCGGCAGCCGCAAAGTCCTCGGTATTGATGCCAGTGACGAACTTGAGGCCCTCAGGCTGGCTGCTGGAGCCGGTGCCATAGAGCGCAGCACGGTCGATCTCGAGTGCGATCACAGTGGCCAGCTCAGTGCGGACCATCTGCTCAACGTCGATGCTGGATTGCAGCATCAGGCGACGGCTGAACTCGGTGTATGCGCCAAGGGTCTTGGCAACCAAACTCACCTGATCCACAGTGGGCTGCGATTCGGTGGGATCACCACCTTCAGCCACCCAGTAGGCAGTCGCAGCGCCGGTCTGGCGGGGGATTGCCACAGGGCCCTGCAGGCCGGTCAGCATGGTGACGCCGAGCGTGTTGAGCGCCAGGCGATTGCGCAGCAGCTCGATGAAACTGCCCGGGCGTGCATCGGTGAAGACCAGATCACCAGCACCGGAGGCGGTGCCGACAGTCAGATCGCGCTGCAGCACGTCGTTGGGGGCGAGGATGCCGCGGGGAGTGATGCCCATGCGCTGTGCAGTGGCTTCGCTCACCTCACGCTCGAAAGCAGCGGCCTCATAGGCAGCGCGATCGCCGGGCATCATCTGCGCACGGATGGCGCGAACGAAGCTGAAGGAGCGGGACTCCTTCTCAGTCAGGCCGATGTCAGCAGAACCGCCAGAAGCGATCGGCTGAGCGGAGCGTGCAGGAGCAGCAGGGGTGGCCGACTGAGCAGGACGCTTAGCGATCTCAGAAAGCACCGAGCGCATGGCGTCAGCTTCAGAAGCACCGGACTCGATCAGGCCCTGGGCCAGATCGTCTGCCTTGTGCTCACGGCAGAGGGAAGTGATGGATGCCACGCGGGTGCGCTCATCGGCCGCAGCCTGAGCCCGCACGGCCTCCATATCGATGGTGGAGGGTTCCATTTGCGTGTTGCTGTTGTGGGTCAAGGGTGCGACCGGAGCCGCGGCAGCGCTGGGGGGACCAGAGCTGCTGTTGTGGCCGGCCTTGCGACCTTGGCCAACGGTGTGATCAGCAGGAATGCTGACAGCCGAGACTTCCATCGGCGTGAACCGAGTGACGACGGCATAGCCATCGCGGCTTGTGGTGTCGAGCGGCTCGTCGATGGAATACATGAAGGAGACGTTGCGGATCGTGCCGCTCTCCCAGTCCTGCCGGCGCTTGTATTCTTCGCTGCCTTCGGTCCTGGTGTTAGGGCTCCAACGGGTGCGCACGCGGCCGCGGCGATCGTCACCCATCCATGCCCGTTCAACAACACCGAGTACGACTTCAGGATTGTGATTCCACAGCCATGGTGCAGCGCCGCTGTTCAGCCGCTCCATGTTCATGGCGCTGGCGTCGTGGCTCAACACCTCCATGCCGAAGTATCGCTCTACGGGCTGCTCTGAACTGAAAGTGAACTCAACAACATCAGGATCTTCAGCGGCACGCGCAACCTCAGCCACCACCGCGGAACGGTAGAGGGGCTGTTGGTTGAGCTGGCGCAAGTCCATTTCCTGATCCTCTGATCTTGGACTCATGCTATCCGTTGCAGGCTCGAACAATATCGGCGTGAAGTCATGCTCAGTGAGCCAGGCCTTTGATTCGGCGACGGTGTAGCGAGCTGCATCGAATCGAATCGCCTGAATCTCGATGGGATCATCGCCATTGATTCCATAGATGAAGTCGATGCCGGGACCGCCTTCATCTTTGACGCGACTGAACTCATCAAAGCGATCAGGATCAGCCAGCCTGGCAGCGTGTTCGTTGGGATAGGGCCGGGCTTCGTGGCCGATGCCCTTGCGCTCCTGCGCTCGTTTGATGGTCTCGGCCTTGGCTGTCGCCCATGTCTGGCCGGGGTCGCCGCCCCATGCGGCCCACGCGACGCGACCGTTTGAGGGGTAGCTATCTTCATCGGGGCTAAAACCCTGGCCTTGCTTGTCCACCTCATGCCGCG